TGGCGAATGTAGTTTTTTATCTGGGTCCCATCAAGTTGAGCGAACTGAGGTTTTTAAACAACCCGTGAGTTCCACAACCACTGTTGGTGACCTAGGTCAGCGTTTGTGCTTTTTGACACTTTTGTGTTTTTGCTATGCATTTTTGGGATATTTATTGTCCCATTTTTCTACACCTTTAATTCTCACTGTATTAATAGTTTTTGTTAGTTTTAAGAGGGGATGTTTTCTTTTCCAAGTTGTGCCCGTGTGGCTTTTGACTTCATTTCCTTTTGTGTTATATGTACGAGATAAATTGCGTATTGTGCGTGTGACATTTCCCCCAAAACAATATTGGAGAGATCCAGGTGATATCAAAATTTCACCTTTTGTAGCAATTGTTGGCGTTATTCAGTTTTTAAGGAGGTTTGGTGCCAGGCTTGTTGCCTTGTTTGTTTCTTTGTTCTTTGTTTATAAAACTCTTGTAGATACTATTCGGCATGTTTATAATTTTAGGGAGTATTTCCCTTTTGCATATGATTCACTTCGTTATCCTGTACCCAATGTATTATGTGCTGATGATGTATATATTCCTGATGAGGATGTTTTTTTGTATAATCTCCAACAAAATGAGCTTGATGCTCTTTTTCACCATCATATTGCTATTATTATTGATAGTGGTCGCTCTTCTTCAGCTGCTTTACCCAATCTTGTTATTGATTCAATTGACTTTGTTCTTAAAATTGCAGATTCCAAAACTCTTGTTGGTAAGATTTTTATGACTCAAGATGATGTGGCTGCTATTGCGGCTGCTCGTGTAATGCGTGATGGTGATGTTGCTTATTTAGGTGGACAGAACGCGACTCAATTTGTTGTTCAATCTCTTACTACCTTATGTAGTCAACCACCTCCATACACTGATGATCTTAGTTTTAGAGCTTTGTTACTTTATGCTTTGCATCACAAGGTTATCTTGTGGCCTAGTCACGTTGTACTTTTGGTTCATGCCGATTGTCGACACGTTGGTCAAATTTATTATGCCCGTTATGAGAATTTAGCTAATAATGCTGTTGACACGGCGTTTTTGTCGTTTAATTTTGCTATTATCAACGTTTATCTTTTTGGTGCATGTGTTCGTAATGTTCGACGGCTAACTACATCCATCTATGAGGATCTACAAACTCAATCTAAGCGTGTTAAATATCCTGATTTGGATGAGCGAACTACACGACAACAACGTAGGGACGCAAAGGCTGATAGCAAACATGCTACCAAGCTTAAGCCCAAACATGTTGTTTATCATGATAAACCAGTAGAGTCTTTGACACCTTTTGTCAGTGAGGATTCTCGTGGGCATTTGTTGTTTGATCAACCCACTTTTCGTGGTGTTATTGTCCCGCAAGTGCTTAAAACCTTACGTGTTGATGATGCGCCTAAATTTGCTGGGTCTATCGCTAAGTATGTTCCCAATCTCGATGACCCTGGTGAGGTTAATCTTTATAAGGATTTGAAGCGTAGTGTTAAACCATTACTTGTGGCTGGTGCTATGCACACTGATGAAAACATAGCGGCTATGCGTGATGTGTTGTTTCAAACTTATAGTACTGTTCCAGACTTCAAGCCACGTAGCGAAAAGGATTATCCTTTGCCCAATGGGCTTGTTGTTAATGATTATGGTGCTATAGTCAACATTGTGTTTGATGACAAATTCTTTGTTGATAATTACACCTCTAAAGGTAAATTATCTTCAACGCACACTCTGACTATTGATAGTGGGCCTAATGAGTTGTTTCAGCTTGCTGAACAGTGTTTCCGACCTGCCAAGTCTATGTCCATACGTGTTGTTAAGTCGATTATACGCACGTGCTTGGCCACTGGTAAGACTGAGGATGATATCGTTCAAGTAATTACTAAGAAGTGCTTTTTATGGAAATCTGGTGAGTGTGATTGGTCCAAATTTTGTTGGATTTTTGAGTACATTTCACCGCAGGTTTACCATTATGGTATTGATAATTCTTTAGCTTTTCATAAGGCGTTACGTGATAAGGCCCAAAACGTTCAGTCACAGTTGGTTAATTTTGTTCGCCAGTATATGGAGCGTGGTAAATTGTCACGTAAAGAACGTACTGAATTGTATGCGAATCGGTCTACGGCTTTTGCCAATATTATGCGTTCTAAGGAGATACAAGCTATGTTTTATGCTGGTGTTTCTCGTGATGCTATTATTGAGCATGTGCATACAAAGTACCGTACACAACTTGATCGTAGTATGGATAAAGATCAGCTTATAGCTGGCAAGCGACACGAGCGTGCTGTCGCCGGTTGTAAATCCCGCCTTAAGGCCCGTGATGTTAAATTTGCCAGCCAACATGAACACCTTTGTGATTTTGAAACGCAATCTGGTGATGCTGTTTATCCAGTTGTTAACACTCTGCCTTGGGTTATTTTACTTTTATTCCTTTCGTTCAGTTATCTCTCGCAATCGAGATTTTTCTCTCGTATCACCACCGTTTATAATGGTGTGTGTCGTACTTGTGCTAATTTGTGTGCGAATTTTTGTTCGTATTCAGTTAGGCTTTCAAATCTTGCTGATGTTTCTATTGGTATTGCTGAACGGCATGTTATTGTTCAAAGCGACATTGTTGATGAAGTTGAACGTTGGAGTGAAATTCTTAAGAATCCCGTGCGTTTGTTTGCTGATTCTAGCTACTCGCCAATTTTATTAGAGATTAAAACTCTAGTGCATGCTACCTACCATGCTATTCATGGTGAGCATTATTTAGCGCTTTCTTGGCTAACTAATCTATTATTCACACGACCTAAATGTGCTCTTGATGCATTGTCCAATCTGTTTACTTCCATACTGCCTTCTATTTTTACGACTCGTGAAGTGAATGGTCCTGTTGAAGACCCGCGTGGTGAATTGCGGCGTGTGGTGTTTGAAGGTGATGAGTATTTTCTCACACCTGATCAACATGCGTTGTATATGCGACTTGTTTCCACCGGTGGTGATGTTAGACAATTTTTAATTACTGGGTTTCAAACACAGTCTTTCACCACTGTTATTTCGACGATTACTGAGTATTTTACCTCCAACGGGATTAATCATATTTCTGCTGCTGATATTCGTGATGCTAATGCCAGATGGACTTTTCTTAGTAATCAGAAGCGGTCCATGGAAGGTAAGCTTGACGCCTTTAAGGATATTTTATCTGTGGTAGGAAGGGTATGTTTTTCTTTTGACCCTTTCGATCTTGCTCACCAAAGTTATGTTGCTAAGTTGTTGGATGTTGTTGATTATACCAACAACATTGCGTTACGCAATGATTTGCTTAGTAATAATGCTATGATGCATGAGTGTGTTGCAAAGATGCGGTGTGCTAATGCTCTTTTGGCTGAACCCCTCCTTAGTAGTGTACCTTCTGTGGTTGTTAATTCGTTTCGAGAGAAAGTGCGCCAACTTGATCATATTGCTATGTCATGTAGTGCTAAGTTGGGTTCTGGTGGTATTCGTTCTGAACCTCTTGCTATTTTGTTCACTGGTCCCCCTTCTGTTGGAAAGACTGCTCTTGTCAACCTTATGCAAACGGTTATTTCAGAACATGATGGGGTTATTTACACGGCAGATCAAACTTATGCGTATAACTCACAAAGTGATTTTTGGGAAGGTTATGCTAGTCAAAAATTTGTTGTCATTGATGATGCTTTTAAGGAAGCCGATATACAGATGCGTCTTAAGCAAGCTGGTGACATAATTGGTCTTGTTAACACAACACCATATCCCCTCAATATGGCTTTTGGCCAGAAAGGCAATGTGTATTTTAATTCTGAGGTTATACTTGTTACCACAAATATTGCTAATAATGGTTATCAATTATGCACGTTTGATGTTGGTGTGACTGATCCTGCGGCGGTTGTTAGACGTTTCCATCTTGTTTTACACAAGAGTGATAAGCTGGGTGATAATTTGTTTGATGGACGTTTCCGTGTTGATAAGTGTGAATTTTTGCCCCATTTGGTCGGTAAGTATTTATCCCCTGAACAGGTTTGTGCTCTAGCCATTAAGGTGCGTGATCTGCAAGATGCCGCTCATAAGAGACATATTGTGCCCCATGATAAGATTCGTGAGATTGTTACTGGTATTAATGATGGCACGCTGATGGATTTTGAGGTGCAGGCTGATGTTTTAACACCTTTGAATCCCATTCGTATAGTGACATATATTTTATCACTTATTAAAGATTCCCCTTTCTTTGCGAACAAGCGTAATGTTTCTTGTTTCATTGGCGCTTTTTTTGTCTTGATTGCTTTGGCTACGTTTGGACCGTTGTATAAAATGTTTTTCCCTGGTGAAAAAATAGAGAGCACATCGCGAGATATTAGAATGAAGTCTGGTAGGGTGGCTCGTCATAAGTCTAAACCACGTGGTGAGCAGTTTGATCATGGTATCACTACAACTTCCAGAATTGAGTCTGCCAATCGTTCTCTTGCTAATAGTGTCAGTAAAACTATGGTTAGAATGTTTATTAAGGGCACTAGGAAAGGTATTGAGGTTTGTGAATCATGTAACGGTATACATGTTAGAGATGGGTATATTTGTGTTCCTGCTCATTTTTATATGGCTTTTGCTGACTGCACGAACGTTGAGATGTGTATTAGGTGGCAAGGTAGTGAACATCGGTTCCCTCTACCTGTGCTTGCTATGCATGTTGTGGGTGAAGATGTTAGTTTGTTTAAACTCCCCATGCGTTGTGATTTACCCCCTTCTGCCTATAAGTATTTTGATAGGTTTGATGATAGTTACCTTATACCACCTGGTACAGAGTTATCATTTTTTGTAATTGATGATGATTGTAATTTTAGTGTTCGTACCATGCTTAAAACACAGTATGACACCCCCGTTGCGTATTCTGGTGCTAATTTGCCTTTTACTATCGAATCTCCTATTGTTTATACAGGTAATAGTGTTCGTGGTGAGTCTGGGTCTTTAATTTGTTCAATGCGGTTTGATGGTAGTGTTTGTGCAATTGGCATGCATGTTGGCAAGGTTGATCGACCACACGTTGTCACGGGATTTGCTGTTCCCTTGGATAGGGATTTTCTTGATAGAGCTATTGCTTTTATGGATCCTAATTCCCCCCCACCTTTTCCACACGATGTATCTGCTGTTGTACCAACTTCCCAAGCACACCATTTTCCCACTAAGTCAAAGATAGCGCGTTCCCCGTGGTTTGATTATATTGATGATCCACCTTATAAGATTCCTGCCGCTTTGGCCACTGTCGATGGTATTTCCCCCATATATAAGGCTATGGCTAAGCAGCATCAGAGGTACACTCCTCCAACGTTGATTCCAGCAAGTGTTTATGAATATTTATTTCATCATTACCCGCGCATTTTCCAACCACATGTTCTTACTTTTGAAGAGGCACTGAATGGTTATGATTGTGTTGGCGCTTTATCAATTAATAGTGGCACTTCTCCTGGTTACCCATATAGCTTGCTTAAGGGTAAAGGTAAAGGTAAATCTCCGTATATTATTCGTGTTCGTGATGATAAACTTGCGTACAACCCTCAGTTTCTTGCTGATCTTAAAGTCTTTCATGATAAATTGTTAGCTGGTGAACAAATAGAAGTTCTATGGGCCGTATTCCTTAAGGATGAGTTGCGTTTGCCTGAGAAGGTTAAACAACGCAAAACCCGTATGGTTTCAGCGTGCCCTTTGCATTTTCTTATACTTGTGCGCCAGTACTTCCTTGATTTTGTGCTCCACGTTCAAAACCGTGCTGCGCATCACCCTGTTAGTGTTGGTTTGAATACTGCCTCGCGTGATTGGCAACTTGTTTATCAACGTTTGGCTAGTAAAGGCGTTTCTATTATTGCTGGTGATTATGAAAATTTTGATGGTAAATTGCCTGCTTTTGTTGGTAATGTTGTTCTATCGTTTATTAACCAATGGTATGACGATGATGAACAGTCCCAAAATGTTAGACGATTGCTTTTCGAGCATATCACTAATGCTACGCATATTTGCTATGAAAATATTTATCAAGTTTGTGATGGCAATCCTTCTGGTAACCCTATTACCTCCATCTATAACTCATTGTGCAATATGGTTATGTTGTACACTGTGTTGACTGAAGACTTAGGTTGTTCTATGACTGACTTTGATATGGTTGTTTATGGTGATGATAATGTTATTGCTGTTAATCGTCCTGCTTTGCGTTGCTCTAGTATTGCGCCCCACCTTTTGCGGCGTTTTGATATAGTTTATACACATTTTTCAAAGGATGTTGTTGATCGTGATGACACACTTGAGAGTATTCGGTATTTGGGCCGATCTTTTTCTAAGGTTGGTCTATTTCTGCGTTGCCCCCTTGACTTGGATGTTGTGTTGAACATCCCTCGTTGGGTTTCTGGTGACGTGGAGTTGTCCATTGTTCTCATGTCTATTGCCGACTCCTATTTTCGTGAATTGTCACACTTTCCACGTGATGTTTTTGAAGAGAAATCAAAATTATTGATTGACTTTGTGACTGTGCACTCTCCGCAGTACTCAAAACTTGTAACTGATGTTAGACTCCCTTATGGTGTTTATGCTGATGAGATGTATATTAAGGACATTAAACTCGCACAGTTTGTTGTTACTTCTGTAGTTAGTGCATACCCACCGAGAGGTGTTAAATCTATTGAAAGTTCTTTTGCTGACTCAAATCTTCGTATAGCGGGTATCTCCGCTACTGTAGACACTACTGACAACACTGATTTTAACGATCGTGCTGCCAATGCTGTTGCTCCCACTCAAACCGAACAACTTGGTGCGTTTAATGATGCTACCACCGTTGAGCACACTGTTGTTAATGATGTTGTGTATGGTCCAGCCCAAAAAGGGTTTAATGTTGAAGTTTTTAAGTATGATAATTCGCTTGAGCGTCAGTATGTCCTCTCTACTACGACTTGGACAACTGCACAAGCTGCTAACACTTTGCTGGCAGCTTTTTCATTTCCACATGCATTGTTTCAAATACCCTTTATTAAGACTAAAGTCCAGGATTATACTATGTTTCGTGCCGGTGTTCGTGTTGGTTTGCGTATACAAGCATCTCGCTTTTTGTATGGGCGTGTTATGATGGTTTATGTTCCCCAAGCTGGAACTAATGCGTACACTTCGCAAGCCAATAACATTTACACGGCTTCTGGTTATCCACACATACTGGCGTCTGCTTCTTCTGGTGACACTGTGTTTTTTGACATTCCTTTTGTTTCACCTCGGCGTATGCTTGATATTGCTGGTGCTGCCACTGATGCTATGGGCTCTGTTTCCCTTTTGGTTATGAATCCCCTTATTAACATTAATGGAGCTGTTGATAGTGCCACTATTGTTGTTACTGCCCAATTTATTGAGGCTGAGATGGCTTTTCCTGGTCCCATTATCACACCCACTTCTGTCTCCGTTAACCCCCGGAAAGTTTTCATGCCAACTGCTCCCACTCTTCGTGCTCCTATTCCTGTTGTCTATGACCCCCCATTGCCTCCTGCGTTTGAACCTGGCTCTAATGAAGATAATACACATAAGAAGTATGATTGTTATAAGCGTTTGTGTGAGTATTACCGGCAGTCTAACCCTGATTTTCAACCTACTTCCAAGCGTGGTACTTCTATGCATGAGGCTTTCTCCAAGGCTAAATCTGGTGTTGTTTCCTCTGCTTTAACTGAAACTGTGCCCAATGCTGGCTCTATTTCGGCTCCTGCGTTTGCTAAACCTTATGTTCGTATGTTTCGAAATGTTATGAGTGCTGTTAAGACAGGTGTTGAAGTTGCGGCAATGGTTGGCTTTGACAAACCACCTGATCTGGTTACACCGACACCTGTTGTTATGAAACCACTACCTTATTTCGTTAATGGTCGAGGCGTTGACGTTGCTCCTAAAGCTTCTGTCGATCCTGAGGCTGCTGTGTCTGTACCTTCGCAGTGGTGTGGCATTGGCACTGATGAGATGGATTTGAAATACATTGTTGGAACCCCCATGATGACTGCACAATTTGCGTTACTTGCTTCCACTCCCACCACATTAATGTGTTCTGGCAGCCCTTTTGCGCTTGTCAACCCTTACACTTATGTTGACTGGATTACACGTTTGTTTAAGTATTCATCTGGATCTCTTAAGGTTAAGGGTTATATCACCGCGTCATTGATGCATTCTGTTCGTCTTGCGTTCTTCATTGCCCGCACATCTATAGATTGGCAGCTTACATACCATTCTATTGTTGATGTGCAGGGTGACACTGAGTTTGAATTCACGTTGCCTTATGCATCGTTGAATGTAACTTTAAACGCAGATATTGCTGATGTTTTCAATCTTTATGTAACAGTTTTATCTTTCTCCCAACCTACTCCTGGTGTTTCAGCCCCTATTTATCTGAATATCTATAAGGCTGGGGCTAGCGACTATAAGTTCGGCATGCCTCGTGATGTTGAGTTCTTTTTGACAGCCAGTAACCCCCGTGCTGATTTCAACAAGATTTTTCCACCGATTCATCCTTCAGTCACAAGTTATGAACCTGACAACATTATCTATACCGAGAATATCACGTCTTATCGTGATTTGGCTAAACGTATGACACCGAAAGTCCTTTTAACTAATACTGCGTGGCATAAAACGTACCAATTTCCTGGTACTGCAGCCACACCTTATAATGATTTGGGTTATTCACCACGTGTTGTTGGTCTTGAGTTGCTTGGTCTTATTTTTTGTTATTGGCGAGGTTCTATTAACGTGCAGATGCTTCGACCCAACCCAGCTGTTACTTCGGCTTTGTTTGTTGGTAAGATTGCGTCTGGCCCTTCCCAAGAGTATGTTGCTGGTGTTGATATGACCACTGTTGTTTCTCCCCATCCCTCTATCAGTGTTCCGTATTATAATGATAACATGTATTTGAGCACTTCTGTTCCCCCTGCCGATTATGATAATTGGCGTCATTCTACCGTCGCACCTGCTATAGTTGCGACTGGTGCTGGTGATGACTTTGTTTTTGGATTTCTACGTCCTCCGCCACTTGGGCTTCTTGAACCAAGTACGTTAACGTGGACATCCACTTTCACTGCCTTCACC